ATCGTGTGGGCAGGGGTGGAGGGTTGCTCCGCAGTCGGCAAGTCGGCGACGGCCTTGGCCCGCTTGGCTTCCGCCTGCATCGTGCGCAGTTCGTGCAATTTTTTCGTCGCGTCAGCGCTTTCCTGCCACGTCAGGTCTTTGCGCCGGATGTTCTCGTCGAGTTCGGCTTCGAAAGCGTCGATCTCCGACAGCTCACCGAGGTCGGTGTACGGGATGACGCCAGCGTCAGCGGTATAGAGCTTGCCGTTGTAGCGAAATTCCCCGCCAAGGGCGAAAATGTCGCCAATGACCTTGAGACGGGTTTCCCCCGCCACCAGCACCATAGCTTCGCCTTCCCGCCGCAGCACCGGCGCATGCATGAGTTGGGCGTTGGGACGCTCTGCGCTGACCTCGATCGAGGCCTGCATTTCCAGCATCTTGGTGGGATCGAACTCGCGGCGCTGGCGATTGGGCTTGATGACGACGGCGGACAAAGCAATTTCAGGCATTTTCGGGGCTCCGTGATGGCCGGGGGTGGCCGGGATTGAGGATGGGCGCACGGCGGGGGGCGGATCGGGCCGTGGCGAGGTTTTCGCTCCCCGGTGAGGGGTAGATATGGGTGTGGGCCGAAAATCGAACCACGGCCCGCTATCAAAACCGCCCGGAATAATCGCCCGTATTCTGGTCGATCAATTCCACCGCCTGCCAGTGAAAATGCCCCGTATAAGTCCGGGGCCACGACTGTCAGCGATCGGTGAGGATCAGTAGGCCTTGGTCACGCCCTTCACGTCGTTGTAGATCGTTTCGGGGTCGTCCGCCTTGGGGCGCTGCGTGACCTTGATCTTGACCAGACGGCCAGAGAACATGGTCATGGCGAAGGGTTGGCCGGGGACGTTGAGGCCGCAGGCTTCGCGGAGACGACCCAGGCCGACGTTCTTGCCCTTGCCCATGTCGAGGTTCTGGCCGTCTTCGGTCAGGTCGAGCATGACACCCTGGCGCACCGTGAGCTTGTCGCGGCCGGTGGCGTCCTTGGCGGCCTGGTCGTCGATCATGTACTCGACGTCCAGACGCAGACCGGATTGGCTGCCGTCCTTGGACTGCCAGGAGCTGATCTTTGCGCTTTCGATGACGGCTTGGTATTCGCCTTCGGGGATGGGGAGCAGCTTGGTGTCGTTGACTTCGCTGGTGGTGGTTTCCATCAGGGATGCGGGATCGAAAGTGGACATGGTGTGTTCCTATGTGAAAGTTGAGAAAACGGGGCGGGTGAAGGCTGATGCAGGCTGCCCCAATACCTGCGGCCGGGATTGAATCAGGCGATGACCTGCATGTGACGCAGAGCTTGCGTCGCCGTCATGCCGGTGGCCATGAGGCGTTCTTTCCAGCCCTGTTGCTGCTTCGTCAGCGGGTTGTGGCGACGGCCCGGGCCTTTGCGCGTCCAGCTGGGTTGCGTGCGCGGGGTCTTGCCGAGGGGCTGGCGGAAGGTGGGCCAAATGTCAGTGATTTGCATGAAAAGCTCCGTTGATTGATGGGTGCGAAAATTAGATCATGCCGGGGACCGGCGGGGCTGTCAACCCTTTTGCGGCAAGGTCTGCGTAGCCGGGCGGATCGCTGCGTCACGAGCACGCCACTTGTCGATGATGGGCTTGAAGCTCGGGGGGAGGTCTTGACTGACGGCGAGATTGCGGGTCTTGAGATCAGCCATCGGATTGGCCGTGTCCCACTTCCACTTCGCGCCTTCGCGGACGCAGAGGATCACGTCGGAGAACATCGCAGGGATCTTCGGTGCGAGCTTCTGCCCCAGCGTGCTGACCATGAGCTTGATGCCGCCGAGGACTTCGTCCTTCTCCCGCTCGACGTGGGCAAGGAGCACGAAGTGGCAGCGCATGTTGTTCGTGAGCTTGCCCAAGAGCGTTTCGACTTGCTGCTGAGCCAAGCCCCAATCAGGCATCGAGCGGACGGGCTTGCCGCCGATGACGCTGAGCATCGACGCGGTGTTGACGCCGGTCAGGCCGTCGATGGCCACCGCACGGCTGGTGTCGAACTTGTCCACCGAACCGAAAGCCTCGCCTGTGCGCTGGTCGATGAAGTTGTTGAGCACCTCGTACAGCGAACGGAACTGGTTGTACTTCGAGCGGTTGACGTCCTGGATCTTCGAGAGCATTTCCAGGCTCATGGTGTTGATCTTCGTCGCCGTGTCGAGCAGCTCGGTGAAGCTGGCATCAGGGGCCTTGACGATGTGCCAGTGGAGGTTGGCGGGGACGGGCAGGCCGCGGTCGACCCAGTAGCCCAGAAGCGATTCCAGGCCCGGTTCCAGCGCGATGTAGAACACTTCGACGCCGGCGTCAACCAGCGTGCCGATGGCGTGGGTTTTGCCGGTGCCGGCTGGGCCCATCAACAGCACGTTGAGGCCTGGAAGCCCGGTGACGGTGGCAGCCACGGGGGTTTGAACTGGTGCGTTCACTTGCATTTCCTTTCGAGATCGCGTAGACTGCGGGAGAGGATCAGCAGCTCATTGCGGACCCTGTTGACTTCCCGGAACTCTTCCGCAGAGAGCTTGGTTGCGTTGCGGCCAAGGGCGGCGCAGAAATTCGCTTCCGCCCCCTCGGCAATGCGCATGAGCCAGGAAAGTTGCCTGTGCCTGACTTGCGCATCGGAAGGGACGTGGCCGTTGCGATCGCGCTTAGTACGCCTTGCCATGCTTGAAAGGCCGCGTGGTGTTGTACGCGAGCTTCTCGATGATGGCTTCGCCGAGGCGGAGCTGGTGATGGCCGGCGAAGTCCATGATGCGGATCACCACGTCCGCCAGCTCGGCTTCGAGGCCGGTGTACGCCGGGATCTTGTCATCAGCGGTGATGCCCTTGCGGTCGGCTTCGAGGGCCTCGCTCAGCTCGCTGTGCATCAGGGCGATCTTCTCCCCGGTGTTGTCGCTGGCCCAGAAGCCCTGCGCGGCGTTCCAGTCGTAGACCAGGGTCTGCATCGTGTTCAGCGTGCCAACCAGCGAACCACCGATGCCGACGAGAGCTTGGTTCATGGCGCGGACGCGCTCGCTGTGGGCACGCTCGTCGGCAACGGACTGGTTCAGCTCGGCGGCATCGGCGGCGATCTGGGCTTCGATTTCGGCGCGGCTGCGCTTGCGGCGGGTGGCTTGTGCTTGATTGCTTTCGTTGTTCATGATCGTTGTACCTTGTCAAGTTGGTCAAGATGCCTTTCGAGTTCATACCGCAGCACGGCATCGGGGAATGCTGCGATCAGGTCCTTGTCCCAATTCAGCCAAAGGCTGCCGGGGACTCGATAGAAACTGGCGCCGGGTTCGACGCACCGACGACAGGTGGAGGCGTAGCTCTGCCAGGGGGATTGCTTGCCAGCGAGGTTGAGCACAGGGCTGCGGGCGAATACCTCCCCGCAGTGCTGGCAGAACCAGAGGTAGCTGTAAGGCGCCCGCAGCTCTTCGTGAGCGAAGAAAGCGGCGACGGGGGACTCGCCGAGGAAAGTGCCTTCGACGACGAAAAGCCTTCGGAAGTTAGCCATGAGTTAGCCTTGATGCCCCCAGCTCGCTTCCCACTCTTCCACCGTGAGCTGCTTGCGCGCCAGCGGGTCCCAGACCCGGCGCTCGAAATAGATCGGCAGCCAGCTCTCGGGTTCGGGGGACTTGCAGACTTCGACCATCGAGCAGCCGCCGTACTCGCCGCAGGCGTGGTCGAGGTTGAAGTCCCAGCGGCCTTCCCGCCACATTTCGACCGCCCGCAGGATATCGCGCTGGGTCTGATCCTGCCAGCGGTCGATCTCGTATTGGCTGCGGTGCGTGATGGCTTGCTGGGTGTCGTACTTGGTCTTGAGGATGCTGACACCACGGACGACGGCACCGGCGGCTTCGATGCCGGCGCGGCGGGCCGCCCAGACGTAGCCGGTGAATTGGCTGCGCATTTCCCACTGCTTCGACCAGCTCGCGCCCAGCGAGGACGTCGTCTTCTCGTCCACGACGTAGATGCCGTTCATGTACTCAGCGACGAGGTCGCTGCGGCCGGTGTACAGGATCGGATCGCCCGTCACCGGATGGGCAATGTCGAGGGGCTCGGCGAAGCTGAACTCGATCGCGTTCTTACCCCCGACTTGGTGCGGGGTCATGCCGTCATCGCCGAGCGGATAAGCCGAGAGATAAAACTCCAGAGCACCGCACATGCGGGTGAGAGACTTGGCGCTGTCGCTGGGGCAGTCGAAATCGCCATACGCGGCCATGAGGGCTTCGAGGCCGGCGGCTTCGGCGTCTTCCCGGCTGACGCCGTAGTCGAAAAACGCCTTGCGGGCGACTTCGATGCCCTTGGCGAAAGCGCCTCCGGCGACGAGGTGGACTGACTCGGCCTTGGGCTTCCAATGCTCGACGTAGGTGCGAAAGCACTTCTGCGGGCAGGAGCGGAAGGCAGCGAGCATCGTCGAGTCCCAGGTGTGCGGGAACATCGTACGGCCGCGAGGGGCGACTTGCGCGGTGGGGGTGTCGAAGTGGCCGTTGACTTCGGCTGACATGAGGGGGTGGTTCACTGCGTGTTCTCCAAGGCGGCTTGCGCCTCTGTGAGTTGCTGTTGAAGGTCGCTGAGCTGCTCTTCGAGAGCTTCGATCTTGGCTTCGAGTTCGTCGACCTTGTCGGCTTCTTCCCTGCCCCAATCGCGCAGGCTTTCGTTGTCCACGCGAAGTTCTTCCGCGATGGCGATGAGCTTGTCGATATCGGGACAGGTGTAGCCGACAGGTTCGCGATGGTGGCGGCTCATCGCACTTCGTGGGTGATGGCCAGCAGATTAGAGATCCGAGCCCGCAGGTCATTTTCGATCTTTTGAGCTTCGGCCATCTTGCGGGTCAATTCCGCGTTGAGCGACTGCATCGCTGATTGCAAGAAGTCAACGTTGAGGGCTTCGATCGAGACCTCGAACTCGGCCAGGATCGCAGCTCCGACCGGCGGTGGCGAGCCATAGGCAACGTCATCGCCTTGCACCGTCGTGGCAATTTCCCACGAATTGAACTTATGGTTGGGATCTTTCGCCTTGGCTTCGCAGCCTTCGGTCGTGGCATAAAGCGTAACTTTCACGGTGGTTTCTCCTGTGATATCGCTACAGGGGCGTAGCCGAAAACCCCCGAGGCCGGGGGCTTGATGGCTGCGTCCTCAGGGGCGGGCGAAGGGCAGGGCATCGAAGTATTCCCGCGTGCAGCGAGCGCGCTCGCTGCGCTTGTCGAGGACGTTGAAGCGGTCGTCGTAGGCCTGGAGAAGCTGCTGCTTGTTGAGGCCGCGCGTCCAGTCAGCTTGCGTCTTCGCCACGTTCGTACCGTAAAGGTACTGGTAAAGTTCCCGTTTGAGCGCGGCACGCTCGGGCCCTGCCGGCATCACCTGAAGTTGTCGATACGCACTCTCGATGCTCAGAGCAAATCCAGCAACGCCTGCCCGTCCGGCTTCGCCTTGGGCGTGGCCTTGGCTCGCGATGAGGCGCTCTTCGACTTTCCCGTAGTCGATGCCGGTGAGGAGACCGCGCCCCGCGTTTCCCGAATGAGCGAGATCGCCCGCTTCATGTCGTCCCGCGTCGCCGTGCCGGCCTTGACCTTCTCCCGAATCGCATTGATCTCCATCAGGTACGAGGGGTCGGAAAAGCTCCGCGCCACTGGGGCTTGGGCCGGTAGCTGCGCCGAAAGCAGATCGGCCGGTGCAGGCTGGGCTGGTCTCGAATCGAGGTCGCTGGGGATGAAGCTCATGTGGTGTCCTTTCAAAAACTTCTTCGGCCGAGGGGGCCGAGTTGATCGCGGGGGCCTTGGCTTCGACCTTACGGCCAAGCGCAGGCAACGGGTCAAGCGCATTCAGCGTTGTGAGGGCGAGGAACTTTTGCATAGCTGCTCCAGGTTCGTTGCGATGTGTCATTTACCGCCCGAATTATGCCGGATTATTCCGGGCGGTTCAACCCCGATCGGGGCAGTTTTAATCCCCCAAGACCAATCGCTTCCGCGCCCGCGTGGCCGCGACGTAGAGGCACTTGAAAGCCTCCGTACGGTTGCGGTTCAGCAGAATGTCCGACCACAGGACAAAGGCATTGTCGTAGGTCGAGCCCTGCGCACGGTGAGCCGTGATCGCGTAGGCATGGCGGAGGCTGTGGAAGGCGTCGTTGAAGTCCCAGAAATTCCGCCAGAAGCGGCCGTTGGCTTTGGCCATCAGCGCCATGTCTTCCTTCTTCTTCGTCCAGGCGGCGAAGTCGCGGGGATGCAGCACCCGCGCGGTGACGACCTTGTTGGTGTCCAGCGTGATCGACAGCCGATTGATCGTGAACTCACCATACAGCGGGTGCGGCTCTTCCACAATGGCGTCGACAATGCCTTCGTCGTCCGTGCTGGCCAGCGGGCTATCATCGAGGTCGCGGGCCGGGCTGGTGAAGATCACGCGATCGCCGATGCACCAGGGGTCGGCGATGCCGGGGAAGATCTTGCCGCGGATCATCTTGTTGAGCCGGTCGACTTCGACGTTGCGCCATGCAATGGCCTTGGCGGTGACACCGTCGGCGAACCAACCCAGCCCGGCCTTGTCCAGGACCAGCAGCTCGAAGCGGCGGCGGTCGAGGCGCCAAACGCCTTCCTCGCCGTCGTTGTCGCTCGCAAGCGTGATCGACGGCGCGGGGTGGCCGATTTTGCTGCGGATCGTGGTCGCCAGCTTGAGGATCTGGTTGTCATGGCGCATGACGTGAGTCAGCTCAGCGATGACGGGCAGAGCTTCAACCGGGGACTTTTCTTCCTTCACCGGCGGGAGCTGGCACGGGTCGCCCATGAAGAGGAAGCGAACGCCACTGGTGCCCTGGGCATGACGAATCGCCGCCATCAGCGCGCCGCCAACCATCCAGGCTTCATCGATCACGACCAGCGTGTAAAGCCCGAGGTCGACGGGGTCTTCCGGGACGGTCAACTCTTTGATCTCCCCGTTGGCCTCCAGTCGCAGGCCGAGCAGGGAGTAAATCGTCCGGCACTCCGGCTTGTAGTCGTCGGCGGTCAGGGCTTCGCGCAAGCACTTCGTCGCCTTGTTCGTCGGGGCGGTCCAGACGACGCGACCCTTGAGACGGCTGACGAGCCGGGCCATCATGAAGGTTTTGCCGGTACCGGCGAAGCCGCGGAGGGCGCGGAAGGGCTCTTCGCCGGGGGCCTTGAGCCAGTCGAGGATCGAGTCCAGCGCGACTTCCTGGTCTTCGTTGAGCGGGGGGCCATCAGCGAGCTGGCGGGGTGTTGCTGTCGTCATCGGTTGTCCTTTCGGGGTTGGAGTTGTCTGCTTGAAATTCACCGCACCAATCATTGTATTGCATGATGGGGAAGCGTGGGAGCCAGAGGCGCAAGTCTTGCCAGTGCTCGACACGTTCTGCGACGGGGGAGCGGCGACGGCATTCGAAGGTGTCGTTGGCGGAGGGCGCGGAGAAAGCGCAGTGCGGGCAAGTGCTGGTCATCACGGCTCCGGCTTGGGGGTGGCGCAGTTCTGGCACTTGAACGGCTCGTACCACTTCTGGATGGCCGGGGTTTGCTTCTCGTACTTGGCCTGCGTCATGAA